CGTTTTTAGTCATCGATGGAGTCTTTACTCCCTTTGCCACTTCCTTTTTAATCTGATTAGTTATTAAGCCCATTATTCAGCCTCTGGGTTAATTTCTATATCAATGCTAGGCATTTCAGGATCTTCTTTTTCTTCAGGCTCTTCCGGCTCTACCATTTCTTCTTTACCGTGCATCATTCCCATTTCCATGCCTTCGCCTTGATGCATTTTATGCTCTCTCATAGGCTCTTGTGATTCCACCTGAGCTTCTTGCATCATTCCGCGATGCTGTGTAGTGAGATTTACTAGCTCTTCTATTCCTGAATTAAGCATTCCATTCTCTATTGCCTGAGCTTGCGCCTCTTCTGCTAACTTGGCAGCATTCGCTTTCTCTTTGTAAGTCTGTGCTTGAGTGAGTTTAATTTTCTCATTGTTAAGCAGAATATCGCCTTCAATCTTAGCCATTTCAGACTGCGCTTTAATCTTGCCTGCTTGCTCTTGTGCCTCAAAGCCTGCGATAGCTTTCTGTTGTGACAGTATTTGTAAGTCAATAAGCTGTTGTTGTTTAGCAGATTCTGCCTGCATCTTCGCATTTGCTTCAGCCTCTTGCTGCTCATCCATCTCGGGTAAAATGCCATCAGTGTTGATAGACTTCAATTGACCTAAAGCGAGCTTAATAACCTTAACGGCATTACCGCCCGCTGCCTGAATTTGTGGAAGCATTGTCTGTAACGCTGCAATCTCAAAGTTACGGATAACATCGCTACTCATAGACTTTTGAGCTGTAGCCTTGATGGATACACTTGAAGCATAATCAGTCTCGATGCTACCTTCTGCACCGACTACTTCCTGGTACTCTGAGTTATCAATATACAGAGGCGTTAATGCCATCAGCTTTTCAAACTCTTTAGACTGCGAGCGCTGAATGTATTGATAGATTGCCGCTGTAGGTACTAATTGCTCTGATACACTAATAGCCGCTGTGGTAGGCGCTACGTTTTGAGCTATCAATGCTGATAGGTCTACTGAGGCACTAAAGTTAGCTAATTCACCTTGTGCCATAGTTAATAGCTGTAACAATATCTGGCTAGGCTCACCCACTGGTAAATTAACGATGCCGCCTTGCAATACGCTTGCAGGTATATCTGTTTGCTTATATTCGCCCATCTTGAATGATACAGCGCCTGAGTTATTGCCCTTCCTAAACTCCTTAGCAAGAAATCCCCCGCCCATATTGTATTGAGCGCCCTTGTCCAGCATCATGTTTGTGGCTGTGTTCACTAACTGAGTTAAAGCACCGAGCAGCCAGTAATAGCCTATATCAAGGAATCCATCACCGCGTATAAATCCATACTTCACGATATCCATAGCGCGATTAATCTTCATTAATTCAGCAGTACGCATTACTTCTTTCAGGACTATATCGCCTTGATCTTTTGCGCTGCCTAAAGAGATTATCTTGCCGCCATTGCGTACCATGATTCCGTAGATATTGTAATCAGCTACGATACGCACCACGTTACCGCTGCCCTTGTGATAAGTAACCACATAAGGTTCTTCATAACCATCATCATCTAAATCAAGGTAGGTGTTTTGTACATAGTAGCATTCAGCATTATCTATAGCTGATTCAGCGCCTTCTGATTCATTCGAGCCACTTTGACCATCATCCCCGGATAAATCACAATCGCACCAATAGCCTAAAGCCTGGAACTCTTTAGCTTCATTCTTACTGTATGCCACAATCTCGGTAAAGCTTCTAGCCTTCTCAAGTGACTTGATAGAATCACTCACGCAGAAATTTGGGTATTCAATCATGCAAGATACTTTGCGATTCTCTAAAGGGTCAAAGTATATCTTCTTGAACATTGTTCCATATTTAGGCAGCTTATAGAGCATATCGCTTTGATTATCACGCCAATCTTCCATTCGGTAATCAAGATGATAGTTTTCGTACTCTTTCACCCTTTCAGCTATCGCAGCCTTTTGGCCGTCTTTATCCTTGCCGATGATATTAGTCATGAAAAGGAATTCATCTTGCAGCAATTCTTTACTAGCCCTGTCACCGAATGCAGTAGCCGCTTGCGTTAATGCTAATGTCTTATAGTTTGCTGAGTTAGGAAATGGCGTAGTCTTAGGATGCAAATCAGGCGTTGATAGGTCGATTCCGTTATCATTCTGCTCGCGCCACTTCGCCATTGAAGTCCAGTCTGATTCAAACTGCTCGGTTATCCTTGTAGCAATTATCGCTAATTGACTTGATTCAAGCTCTTCAGCGATATTTATTGATTCAGCATATTGTAATAGTTTCTTCATGTTAATAGCCTAGCGCGTTTGATGGTTCACGGTATTCTTCATAGTTATCGGCATTATAGCCTAAATTGTCCTTGACGTAACCACCTACAAAGCCTAGAAATAGATATTGCAGCGAATCATGGGGGTGAGAGAATTGATTTTTATCAGGTTTATCCTTGTAAAGTCCTTCCTGTCCTGCATTGGCTACCCGCTTATATGAATAACCGCCATTGAATCCATTGCGTAAAACCTTGCATCGCTTATCCATAACAAAGCCAGGCTGCCCACTTCCCACCATCTTGGTAAGGAATCGAGTTACAGCATCAATGCGCTTTGTAGGGTCATTCGTAGGCGCTGGCTCAGTTTCAAATCCCATATTAAGCTTATCTTCATCATGGTCTATAAACTCATCGTTGAGAATCCCTATAGCTGTTTTACCTTCGCCTTCCCCTCTATTGTTTCCAGCAGGGTCGCCAAAACTAAAGCCTATTTCATTCTTGCTGAAATGCTTTTGCAGGAATGGCTTAACAACATCACGCGCAAAAGTCCTCACATCCATATCTTCACTGACTAGCTCTACAATTACCCTGGCTTGCCCGATTGACGTTAATTGCCCGATAGTACAAGCAGGCGTTAAACCAAAATCCCACCCTAAGCATATAGGCAAATCAGGAATAGCTACAAAATGCTCTTTAGCTACATGAACATTATCATTGAATTGCGGGTATACGGGCTTGCCAGTCTTGATGCTGCCATAGTTGCCCATTACCTGAACATTGATATGGTCTTCAGTGTTACCCGCTATCATATCGAGATAGTATTGATACCCACCAGGCAAGTGAGCGATATTCTCAGCCTTTGGATTTGGTATGTATGAACCATCATCTTGCTTAATTAATGGGCTTGGTCCATCAAAGAAGTCAAATATCCTTTCAGTCTCTTTAATAGCAAAAGCTTTATTCTCTGAAGTCCTAAGGCAGCCTTCTTCTGCGAGCTGATACCACCAATGGTCTGTAGGAGGCGGGTTTGTATCCATCATCAAGGCTTTACGCTTACAAGGCTGATAGTTACCTTCAGCATCTCTAGGCGCTATGTAATTCTTTGATGGGTCATCTTGATAGCCATCTATTACCGATGGATAGCGACCTATCCTTTCCCTTGCTGCCTTAACTACGCTGTAAGGAAGCTGTTTAGCTTCATTAAGGAATATCCATGTAGTTTCAAGTGATAGCAGCTTTTTAACGTCATCATCACTATCAAGGGCTAGAAAGTAAATCTCTACTTCCAGTCTAGTTCCATCACCTAAAGGCTGGTCAATCTTTGTACTGATATAAGGATGTTTAACAACAGGGGAAATCTCTTCAGGTATCCATTGCTTGTAGGTGTTAAGGGTTGTAGTGCTTAATTCTGGGTAAGTGTTACGGATTATCACGCCTCTAGACTTCCTGATTCCATCGCAGTTAGGCCACTGGTCCTGAGATAGCCTTAGCCCTTCCATGATGCAAGTAACTGACTTCCCATTGCCTACGCAGCCTTTAAATCCTCTCACGACCTTATCGGAAGCATGGAATAATTGAGCTGTAGGCTCTGCTTTGTAGTTAATTACTCTCATTTATTGACAATTTCGCTCACTTGTTGAGTATAACCCCGTAATTTTTGAGACTTTAAATCAATTTTGAGCGTTTTTGTCACCAAAAGAAAGGTTAAAAGTAATACCATCGCCCTTAACTTCATGTTTAAACGATGCTAGATGACCATCCATCTTGTTTAACTCAGCGATTGCGCCCCTTGCTGAACTCATATCAGTCGGTACTTCATTACCTTGTGCGTCATAAATCTTCTTTAAACCTAAATCAACTATCTGTTGTAGCCACTTTTTCTTCTGTTCTATGGTTATATCAAAGGTTTCTGTTGCCTTATCTCTTAATTCTTGCACCATAGCCGATACAATGCCGTTTGCCATCAATTCGCTTGCTTTCCTTGTAATGCTCTCAGGCTTCATATTCTCGGCATTGTAAGCGAACCTATACGCCTCTGAAGCGTTACCGCATTCTATGTATTTGTGGCAGAAGTTGATTTGTTTCTGGGTTAGATTCTTAGCCATGAATCAAAGTCTCGTATGATATAAAGTCGCAAAAGCATGGCTTATAGGGCATTAAATCCTGCACCATTTCTACTAATTCTGGATATTTCTTATTTTCAGCTAAATCAACAGCCTCTAATATGTATATGAATCCTTCACCAATGTATATTTTATCGTAATCAGCTCCTTTAAAATCGCTACCCGCAATTGATTTTACTGCATCCATAATTAATGCCTGAAATCTATCGTGCTTGTATCTTTTTATAAAGCCGTCTTGCTTAGCCATTATTCACCTATGTGATTAGTCTTTAACTTTCTGGCCTTCTTTCTTATTGAAGGTCTATTCTCTCTATGTGCCGCCCAAATATCAGCTTTAATCAATTCAGCATGTATTGTTTTTATAATTAAAGCCGTATCCCTTTGAGCTTTTATATATACATTACTCACAATAAGTCCATCTCTTGTAAAAACAACATCTTAATAGTCTCTACAGCCGCTATACACTCACTCATTGACATTCCGCACCGCCTAAAGCCTATCTCATAACTTCCTTCATCATCGCATAGGGTTATGATTATCATCTTGTTTGCGCGGCTAATAAGCTTTTCTTCGTCATCTAGGTCAATAATGGCTTTTTGAAGTGTGCTATCAACGCTAAACAGATTAGCATCGTCTACGTTTTCGCTTATATGGGTGATTTTAGCCAATTTGCTCACCTTCTTTAGGCAAAAGAATAGCGCAATCCACTACTAATTTATAAGGCACTGTACCACAGCAACCGCAAGGATTAGCGCCGGCAGGGTATACCATATTTAATGCCCATGCCTCAGTAATTGTTTCGGCTGTTATTTTTATTCCGCAGTCTTTGGTTAGCTCTACTTTCATAAGTCACCTCTGTTGATTAGTGCCGGAGCATTTCACCCGACTCGCGCAATCTTATCCACTATTTGCGTATAGCTCAACGAGGAAGGAGTCCTCTGGATTCGTCAAATATATAATATTCTTCTTAACGCCTTATACCACAATGCATGGTCAAACTCATTCATGTGCGCTGTGTCTTTAGCCCTGAATTTAATCCCGTATTGCTCTGGCTCTATTACATTAGCACAAATACCGCGTATAACTTCCCGATATTCTTCAGAGCTTTTGCCTAAAACCTTCTTGGCAGGCAGTACACAATATAGCACTTCTGAATCTGAATTATACACTAGATTACTATATTTTTCAGCAAATACATTAATTTCTGTATGGCCTACATCATTCGAGCCTAGAGCTAATATTGTTGTCTTATAGCCTTTTGGTAGTGATTGCAGGTCAATTATCTTCCTGCCTGGTACGCAATTAGAAACAATCCCTAGCATCGCCTGTGCTGTTTTCTTATACGCTTCTTTCTCGTATATATCCTTGATGCCTGTATCAGTGTCAAACACCTTCAAACACAGGCTATCACCTACATAGATAATGTCAGGATGTATTACTTTATAATCGTAATCCTCTACGATACATCCTTGAAGCAATAGAGCTATTAATAATATCCTTTTCATAATTACCTTAAAAATAGTTAATTAATGTTCGCGTTATTAAAGGATTTTCAGTTATATGCGAACCGAGTTCGCTAACATCAGTGTTATAACGCATCTATTCGTTTTAGCTTGTAGATTAAATCGTTTACTCTATTTTGTAGATTATCAATTTTACAATCTAAAGATATTAGCGTTTCATTTTTGCTAATTGCCCCAATCAATCTGCACGTTCTTGCGCTTTCTAATGCGTACTGTAACTCTACTAAATAGCTTCTTGCTATCTTAGTTAATTCATCTGTTCGCTGTTCTTGCGTTATAACAACGCCATCAACTTCATTCGCTTCGCTCATTGGACTCTCTCCTTTCAGTCGTTCGCCAGTTATGGCAATGGTTATGTGTAAAAAGTAAGCTCTTCGTCAGACAGGTATTTACTGTAGATAAAGTGCCGAATATCATGCTCACTGTATTCTCTAATGCCGTTATAACCGCGCACATAAACATCATGACTGTATGGCTTTCCCATTCCTCCCCACGATTTAACGATTACACCTATCTGGTCTTCGTCAACTACTACAACATTGCCAAACTGAAATTTACACATAAAACTCGTTGCAGCGGATAAGCTCCGCTTCGCTACGCTTACGCGCTTAACTCTGGATTATAGCGTTTTCAATCCATGCAAGTTGTGTTTTTTCAGCGTATTATTATAAGGCTCTTTCCTGATTGCATTATAATTAGCTGTTACGCCTAGCGGTATTTCATTTATCTTTCCGCCTTTAGCGATAAAAGCGTCAATATCAGATTGCAATGATTCGCGCTCTTTCTGCTTTTGAATGGCTAAATCTATGAGGCCTGATTTTGGTTGATGGCATAGGTCTTCGCGGGTTATATTCATTATCAATATCCCATTAGCTTGTTAAGTGCGTCTGCCCATGCTTGAGCGTCTTCCATAGTTTTATGATATGTCCTTGAGAATTGCAAGCTGTAATCGTCTACTGTCATTTTATTAGCTTTAAAATTAAACGGCTTAATAGGCTTAGGCAATTCCTCACCGTTTAATGTGATGGTTTGAGGCTTTATTCTGAATTTAAAATTTACATCATTGGCAGATTGTATAATGTTTTCAATGGTACTTACATCATCTACCCATCTACCATCATTTAAAAGCATCTGAATCTCAGTCTCTGGACTTTTATGCTTTGCTGCTATTGCGAGTATCGTTTGTATGTCCATGTCATTCTCCTTAGTTGATTTACCTAAATTATTACACACAAAAGAATAATATCAAGCGATTATTGAACTATTTGCTGTATCGGTTATTGTCTATCTTGCCCATGATGTGTTGTTGTGCTTATAAATAAA